GTTACTGATCTCGTCGAGCTTCTTCTGAAGCTCGCGGTCTTTGAGTCTGAATCTCATGTGTTCTCCTAATGAAAAGCCCCGCACGAAGCGGGGCTTGAATGGGTTAATTGTTTTCGTTGATTTCGTCGTCAACGACCGGGGCTTCGAGATACTGCTCTGCAGCGGTGCCTTTCTCGATGAACTCGCCTTCGATGAAGTCCTGCTGCGTTACGGCCTCGCCACGGTCCGACTTCTCGTCGATCTCGACGGCACGGACGGCCTCGATGCTGACGGGGAGATACTTGAAGAGGCGACGAATGACGGTCTTCTTTGCCATCTCGTCCCAATGCGAGGACCAGGGGCCAGAGGTGCCGGCTTTTGAGGTCTTGCGCACAGCTTCAATCTCGGCGCGAGACATAACCTCGAATTGAACTCCGCCGCCCTTGAGCTTCGCGACGGCATAGACGTGAGTGACCTTTCCTCGATCCGCAACCGATGCAGGGATGTGCTCGATGTCCGGATCTAGACCGAGCTTGTAGTTGAAGGTGTCCTGTTCGTGCACGCAGTATGCGGATAGGCTGACGATCTGACCGGATCGACGGGCGAGATCGATCATTCCTCGGTAGCCGATAATCAGCTGCGCGTTCGGGCGGCCTTGCTTGTCTTTGCCATTTCCGAAGGGCAGCAGATAGCAATGCCCGAGCGCGGAGCCTGGCTCAAGGCCCAGAGCTGCGCACTGGAGGACGGCGCCGTAAAAGCTCTCAGGGGCGCACTTCAGAAGAGCCGGTGCCTTGCGGCACTCAGTCATGACGATGCGCGTCAGGCGATCAGCAGTCATGCTCTTCGGAAGTGCCAGGGCCATCTGTGCCTGAAACTTTTTCGAGCGCACGACGTCGATGACGGTTGCGGCTTTGACCTGTTGCACGACGGCGGTCTGTGCGGCTGCAGGTGCGACCTGCGACTTGAGAACATCAGTTGTTGACATGAGTTTCCTTTTTGTTAAGCGAGTCGAAGGATTCGGGTGGGGGTGACTTGTACGAAAGTTGCGTACAGGTCAGGGTGTTCTTTCTTGAAGGCGGTAGAGGAGAAGCGAGTGCTGTTCTGCGCCTTGTAGGTGACGGCCTTTTGACCGCCGATCGTGAGCCCGGTCTTTTCACCAATGGCGAGGATCACGCGAGAGGCGACGGCCTTCTCTTGCTCCTGAAGCTCTTTGATCTGTTCTTTGATCGTTCGGAGCTCGCCTATGTCGGCAGCTTCGTCGTTACTGGCTTCTTTCAGCTCGCCGTTGTCTCGGGAATAGAGCTTCTTGATGTCGTCGACGTTGATGGGGTCAGGGGCGACGTCAGCAAGGACCTTCTCGAACCAGAAGGCGCGGCACTTTTCGACGATGGCTTTGATCACGTCCTCATCGCGCTGCACTTCGTACATTCGGAAGTCCTGACCGCCGATGAGAACAGCGACATAGAACTTCTTGATGCCCGTCACCGCCATGTACCACTGAATCTGCGTTTCGTAGTAGAGCGGAATCTGGTGCTCGGTGACGACCTTGCCGGACACGATCTCATCTTCCTGCGAAGGTCCCCACTTGTCAGCCATGAAGGCGTTGGCGGTCTTGCACTCGAGGCCGACGTCGGTCGAAAGCATTAGCCCCGTTTCGGTTGCCTTTTCGGGCTTGTGGACGCGGACTGTCTTGGCAATCTGCTCGTTGACGATCGCTCGGTCGATGTTGCCGCGCATCCAGCCTCCCTCGCCGGTTGAGAGGAGGAAGTTCACGCGTTGAATTTTCATTCCGGTGCGCTTGCTGAACTCTTTTGCAACCACGTCTTCAAGCGTCGTTCCCCAGTAGGCTGCCTCACCTGCAGGCGATCCTTCGGCCTTCCCGGTTTTCTCTTCCCAGAGGCTCAAGGGAGTCTTGTAAGGATTGAGTCCGAGAACGGTGGCGACGTCTGAGCCACCGATGCCCTTCGTGCGTTCTTGCAACCAGGCATCGCGCGGCATCTCTGCAGTCTTAATAGCAGCCATTAAAAACCCCTTGAATGAGTGCGCCGGCGACAATCGCGAGAGCTCCTACGAGAACAACGACCTTCCAGATCAGCGAGGGTCGTTCACACGAAAAAGGCTCGACGTTCTGCCGAGCCTGCTTTGCTGCGCGACGCTGTTCTAGCGGTCGCTTTCGAGTAATTCGTTTCATGTCAAAATCCAGTGGGATGTGGTCAATCGTCTTGACCGGGTCTGAGTAGCTCATTGGGTTACCTTGAAAATCCCGCGTTGAAAAGCTTCGTAGACTGCTTCTGCGGCAGTTCTCGCGCAAAGCACGCTCATCATTTCTTCGTGGTAGTACTTGACGGTCGTTATCGCGATACCCATCTTTTCGGCGATTTCGCGTCGTCTGAGACCTTTCGCAACGAGCGTGAGGTACTCGATTTCGCGCGGTCTCAAGTTTTTGCGCGGTTCCGCTTTCATTCGAGCGCCTCGCCTTCGTCCTCGTCGTCCTCGTCTTCGTCCTCGGGGTCGGGGCCGCACCATTTTTCGTAGTCGTCAGGACCACATCCGTCTGGGTAGTTCCACGCCATGCCGATCTCCTTAGTCAAAAATCCAGTGGTAGAGAGTGGCCGCAGCCATTGCCGGCAGGATCACTAGGCCGAAGAATCCGAGAAGGCCTTCGAGGCCATCGATGAGGTACCCGAGTACGCCAGAGCGCTGAGGCTCGGTACCGTCCGTGCCGAAGTAGGTCCGCTTCGCCAGGTCGTCGAGGTAAGTAATAAAGCGCTTCATGACGCCTCCGATAAAAAGAAAAGACATTCATGCGCTCCCGTCCCTTGGTGACTAGTCAGGTACCCAAAGGAGAGCGGGACAGAAGCGCGTGAATGCCTTCTTGTGAAGAAAGGTGGGGGAGCGGCGGTGTCCCCCGAAGTCGTTACGGAAGTTCGTCCATGACGCACTGGACGTTGCAGGCGACCTGCTCGTACTTCTCCGCTGCGGGGCAGTGGATGACGGTCGGCTCGGTCTTCATGTAGAAAGCGAGCGCGGCGGCGTTCGCGATGCTCATGAGCGCGTACTCGTGGACATCAGCTTCGCTGCAGGTCTCGCGACCGATCGAACGGAGGTGATGCGCCAGTCGGGCGTCGAAGTCGTTGCGCTTCATTCTTCGTCCTCCTCGTCGTCATCGTTGAGCAAACCAGTCAGAAGGGCGTCAGCGGAGTTGAGTGCACCGATGTACGCATCGTCGTCGCCCTGGATGTAGGCCTTAGCGGCCTCATCCATGAAGTCTTTGATGTACTCGAGGTAGTCGAGCTTGTCCTTGTCCGTCATTGTGTTCTCCTGATAAGCCGTCCCGCGTGTCGCTCTTTGCGGGTGCCCGCGAGACGGCTGTGATCTTTATGAAAGTCCATCCAAGCGCTCTCGCGCCAGTCCCCTACGCATTGAACACATGCGCAAGAACGCTTGAATCGACTTTCTGCTGTGCACGGTCCCGCGTTTTCCGCAGGCAACCGCTCGGGTCTTCGTGACCTCTGCCTCTCTCGGCTGCATCAGCTACGTCCGCAGCTCCACGTCCCTCAACGTCTGCCACCTCGCGTCCGCGTTTTCATGTCGGCCCTCCCGGTTGTTGCCGGTAGGTTGGTGTTGAATGGTTTCTTCTTGCTATGTGCTGTTGAAACCAATCAACATCACCGATGTTACACCAAAATAAAACCAATATGGTTGCTGTAGGGTGTTGGTGAGGTGTATAAATTGGGGAGTTATTGACGCGCATCAATGGCACTGAAATTAAGACAAAAAAAGCCCGCCTTGAGTGGCGGGCTTGATTTGGTTGTGTTATGGGGTTTGGTTTAGTAGGTGTTGAATGATCCGCAAACGACGCCGACGACCTCTAAACCGTGTTGCATGGAGTGAAGGATTGGATAGTCTGGGTTCAGCGGCTTCAGATCAAAGAGTTCTCGACCTTGATCGTCGTATCCGGTGACGACGTATTTCTTGAAAGTCGTCTCTGTGAGAATGCCAGACGTAGAACGTGCGATGACGAAGTCTCCAGGTTTTGGCAGCCTATTGGGGTCGACGAAGAGCAGTTGTCCTTCTTGGAAATTTGGCGACATGGAGTCGCCTCTTACGCGAAGAGCAAAAGTTTTCTCCGGCAATGTTTCTGGGACGATCGCCCATTCATCGTATTGTTCTTGTCCGTTGTCTGTAAGCATTCCCGCCTGCACATATGAAAGGATTGGTATGCGCTTGAAACGTATCGTGCTTACTTGGGGGTTGCCGAGTTCTGCGTTTTCCGTGTCAAGTGTTCCTGGAGGAAGGCCAAGCTTATCTTCAATCTCTCTAGCGATTCGTGCTCCAAAAGACTTCGTTCCTCTGATCATGTCATTGATCTGCTGCGGAGCTTTGCCCAGTATCTCGGCCAATCGAGACCGCGAGCCATTCAGCTCTGCCAGACGACTCAGGTTTGCAATGCGTATCCGCTTCAGGGCGTCTTTTTCATTCGTACTCATAAGAAGTACCTCCCTTCCGCAATAGTAGTGTGAAAGGTGTATGCGCGGCAACATGTTCGGCAACCAACAAAAGCGGCGAAAATGTTGTATTATGGTTTAACACCAAAACAACACCGAGAGGTCTGAGATGACGCCTCGAGCGCTCGAATATTTCAAATCGCTAAAGCCTATCGAGAAGAAGGCCTTGTGCCAAAAAGCAGGCATTTCTGTCCGCTGGCTTCACAACTGCATGTATGTCCCGTCGAAGAACTTCAGCCCGGAAGTCGCTGAGAAGATCGAGATGGTTTCTTGTCGAAAAGTGACGCGCGAAGACCTGCGCCCAGATATTGACTGGTCGCTTATTCGCTAAGGGGACGCCATGAGCTTCAAGGTTTCCGCACTGGCATGGATGGTTCCGGTTGAGAAGTCAACCGAACGTCTTGTGCTCCTCGCTCTTGCCGACCGGGCCGATGACGAAGGCAAGAACTGCTACCCGTCCGTCGAGACCATTTGCAACATGACGCAGATGAATCGAAAGACGGTCTTTGCTGTGATTTCGAGGCTTGCGGAACGTGGCGTTTTGTCCGTGCGCAAGCGAGAGGTACACAACTCAAATGAGTACCTTCTGCACATAGAGGATTGGCCCAAAAACGGAAGTACCGAAAACGGGACAACCCAAAAACGGTACGCCAGTTGTCCCGAAAACGGTACGCCAGTAGTACCGAAAACGGGACACGAACCTATCAATGAACCTATCAATAACCAATCAATAACCAGTAGAGAAGACGCGCCGCCAAAAACCAGAGCCAAGAAAGGCGAAGCCTGGAAAAAGTGGATCAAGGTCGAAAAACCGGACGAAGTTCCTGATGACCTCTGGAAGCAATTCGGAGAGATTCGCGCCCTGAAAAAGCGGGCTTTGACTGAAAGTGCGCTTGAGCTTCTTCGATCCGAAGGGGAGAAGGCTCACATGACGCTGCTTCAGGTCATCGAGCATTGCTGCGCCAATGCCTGGGCAGGCTTCAGAGCCTCCTGGTTGACGAGGACGAGCGGTAGCACCTACCGAAAGCCTCAGAACGTCACCCAGACGGCTGAATACCGAGAACGACTTCAGGCCTGCTGCCGAGGTGAAGGCAGAACCGAAAAACTCGCCGACGACGGCGTAACGATCATCGTGGATTGAGGGAAACAACATGAAAAAAGCAGAGGGCTTGGTCGGCCTGTTGGGCTTTGCCGAGGGTGAAGAGGAGCGGGTATGCCCAGAGCATGGGCGGTATATCTCGCACCTGACCTACCTGAAGGGAGAGCTCAAGAATGCGAGCGGATGTCCGAAGTGCCGAGCGATCCAGTTGCAGAAGCGGCAGGAAGACGAAGAGCGCGAACGAAAGGAACGTGAAGAGCTTGAAAAGTGCCGCGCGTATGAGCAGACGCTGGACCGAACGGCCATCCCGACCAAGTACCGATCCAGAACGCTTGCATCCTTCAGAACCGATGGGAACGACCAGAAAGCGAAGGTGCTCAAGATCGCCGAGTCCTACATCACAAAGTTCGACGCGCTTCGCCAGTCCGGCATAGGGATGGTTTTCATCGGCGAATGCGGGACCGGCAAGACCCATCTGGCGTGTGCGGTGCTTCAGGAACTCTTGAGCAAGTGTGCCGGCATCTACACGACGGCGCATGAGATGGGGCAGAAGGTTGCTGACTCCTGGGGATGCCGAGAGCCGGGAAAGACGACCGCAGACGTGAAAAGAGCCTACAAAACCTGTCCGCTGCTTGTCGTCGATGAGGTCGCAAAGGAAGACGCGAAGCCGATCACAAAGGAAGTCCTCTCAGAGGTCTTGTACGCCCGCTACGACACTCAGCTTCCGACCATCTGGATCACCAACGCCGATCCGGCGCTGCTGAAGACCGCGATAGGAGAGCAGGAGTATGACCGGCTCAAAGAAACGTGCAAGTTCATCCGGTTCTCGTGGCCGAGCATGCGGAAGAACGCCATCGATTTTTAACAAAGGAGAGGTCATGACAGACCAGAAATCAAATGAGCGAGACGGGCAACCGGAAGCAGTCCAGTCGCCCGAAATCACAACGGATTTCAGTTCTCTTGAGCTGGAGACGCTAGATACCGCCGAAGAAGAAGGAAAACGTCTTATTCGTCATTACGTGCAACGCGCGAAACAGCTTCATCGAGAACATCTTCGTCGCTGGGGCAGACCTGATCAAGCCAAGCAAGAACTGCCTCAAGGCGTGAAACGTTGATCGAAACCAAAGACTGGACTTCTTCTGTGCCTGTGTCGCCCGTTGCGGAAATGTCGATCGGTTCGAGTTTCACCGCACCTGCAGCGCACATGGCGAGTAAGGCTGTTTTGGGGTCGAGTTTAGTAACAGGCATTTGTTTAAACCTCCGTGGGTTGGTTGATGGACGTGTTGGGGAACACAGCATCAATCATCTCACGGGGAACAGAAAAAGGAGGAGTCATGAAAGAAAGTGACGAATACCGCCTCGGACGATCTGCCGCACTACGCGGTGAGTCGATGGCGAAGTACCAGAGCTTGACGGCTCGGATGAATCCGAAGAAGAGAGCCGCATTCGTGCAGGGCTATTACGACGGACTGAGGAGAAAGGACAAATGATTAGTTTCACGATTGAGGGGGCTCCGGTCCCCAAAGGACGCCCGCGCTTCACGCGCACTGGGCATACGTTCACACCGACCAAGACGCGTCAATACGAGGCTCTTGTGACGGCAAGAGCAAGGGAAGCCATGGTCGGCAAAAGAAAGATCGAAAAACCGAACGCAGTGCGCGTTGACATTCTCGCTGTGTTCCCTGTACCCGCATCGTGGTCGAAAAAACGCCGTCTGGCGGCTCTGCAAGGTGTCGAGCATCACGTCTCAAAGCCGGACCTTGACAACGTGCAGAAGGCGATCCTGGACGGCATGAACGGGATCGTTTTTGAGGACGACTCGCAGGTGATCGACAGCCGGACCAGAAAGGCGTACGGACCCGAGCCGGGGGTAAAAGTTTTTATTGACGAGGTGAAGCATGGATGATGCGGACCGAGCCGCCAGAAGCGATGAGTGGATCATGCGCGCGGCAATTGAAGAGAGAAGGCCAGAAGGACCGAGCCCGGTTCTCGTGAGCCTTTGTTTGAACTGCGGAAAGGTGATTGAGAGAGTGCCCGCATCCGCGAATGGAGTGAAAAACGTTCGACGCTGGTGTTGTGCCGCCTGTCGTGATGAATGGGAAGAGGAACATGAACGCTGAAGAAAAGATTCTCGAAGATCGCCTGCTCAACTGGGGGCGTTGGAACCAAGACCCGAAGCGGCAGGGACGATCTCCGCTGTGTGCATTCATGGAAGCCGTGCCGGACGACGATAAGGACAACGACGTGCCTGTTGAACGGCATGACGGGCCGCCTCCGGTCGATGTCAGTGATGCACTGCTTGTGCAGAGAGCGTGGGAACGACTCCCGGTTGCACCAGAGCGCTACAGAAAGGCGAAGATGGTTGTCGGGGTTGCATACGCCTTCCATGTGCCATTCATGGACCTGAAGCGCATCCTGAGGAAGTATCACCGCATCAATCTTCACGAGCGGGAGTTTGATGGACTGGTAGAGATGGGCAGGAAGATGATTCGAAACAATCTGCTCAAACTCGAAGGAATGCCGCCTAAATGAGTTATACTAAAAGGACAATTTGAAGCTGTGTGATCAGCGGGGCCGTTTTCTGGGATAGGTGCATCTTCAGAAAACGGCATGCCTTTTTGCGTAGGCGGGTTCGAAACCCAGATGTAAGCCTGTAGGAGTGATCCTGCGGGCTTTTTTTCGTTTACAACACCGCGCAAGCCTAGCCGGGGACGGATTGTCCCCAGGAAGCTCACTCCGCGCGGTTACCTTTTCGCTACCTTAGGGCAGTTTGCTCCGAGGTCGGGGCGGGGAGAAATCCTCGCCCTTTCTCATTTTCGGAGGGTCGCTATGTTCGATCGATTTGACAACTGGCTTATGGATAGGCTTGTTCGGCTCTATGTTGCTGCGAGTGCGCGCCGACGTCGCCGCCTTGGGCTTGCCGCTGATGGAGACTTCGAGGGTGTCCGCTTTATCGATACCGACGCAGGACAGGCAAGGTTCGTTTATTCGTACCGGCTACCGCACAAATCGGCCACGGTGTGAGCGAATTAGCTCTCTTACGATAGTGCCCGCATCGTCTGATTCGGTGAGGTCGAGCCATTCTTCTGGCGTTAGGTCTGGGATGAGAATTTTTCGTTCATCTCTCAGGAAAACGATGGCTTCGCAGCCGCATTGAAATTCAATGCAAGCAATCGTGGGGTCATCGACATCCAGAATCTGTAGATCATCATCGATGTAGGTAAGTGACATAAACGCCTCGTTGGTTACGTTGATAGGGTCAGAGCTTCAACGATACACCAGGGAGAGCATGGCGCCCTCGGGGGAAACCTCGGGGGCTTTTCTATTTGGAGGTCTTTATGACTGAATTTTGGATGGGCGTTGGCATGATTGCTGGAGCCCCGGTGTTTGGGTTCGTGTCAGCGCTTCTTGCCGTTGCACCTATCTATTGGGCTTTGGGCCGTGTTTTGAAAAAGATGCCAGAGGAAGATAGAGCAGAAAATAAAGAGAAGGTGGACTCAATCGTCGCTTCTCTTGTTTTTGCTGTTTTTTCGTTGGTGGCCCTTGTGTCGGTAATCAAAGGCTTCTGTTTCATCTTCTGAGGTACAGCATGAAGAAAGCTATTGTGGCGGCCATTGCGGTCGCCTTTTTCGTTTCTACAGCTGCGGAAGCACGAGGTGGTCGTGGGTTCAGCGGCGGTCGTTCCTTCTCCCGTCCTGCTCCTACGAAGAGCTATGCACCGAAGCGCACGACAGTCGTGAAGAAGAACACGACCGTCATCAACCAGACTGTGAATCAATCTGCTCCTGCCTCTTCCGGCGGTGGCTTCTGGAGTTCTCTCTTCGGTGCGACCGCAGGATCGATGGCCGGCAACGCTATCTACGATGCTGTGACTGATGACAAGAGCCAGACGCCTGTGCAGGCTCAACCTCAGCCTCAGCCCGCTCAGTGATGGGGCGTCGAATGAGCGACGGAGAGAGCTTGGGTCCTCCCGGGGCTTTTTGACTCATGCGGGTCGGACGAGCCCCGAAAACGGTCTAGTTGCAAATTTCAAAAGGGTGTACATGTACATTTCACTTTACGCTTTCCGTGAACACTTTACGCTTGCCGGGCTCTGCCGGTATTGAACGAAAAGCTCGAACGCGCAAAGATGAAATTACAAAACAAATAACGAGGTGTTGGCATGGCGAACGATGGCGTCAGCATGCGAGAGTTTGCGCGCCAAGTCGGACGAAGTGCCGCATACGTTAGCGGAAAGTGCAAGACTGGCGAGCTGCCTCTTGTCGACGGAAAGATTCCGTTAGAAGAAGGTCTGAAAGCCTTCAAGGCTCTGGTCAAGTCTGAAGAACGAAAAAAGGCGAGCCGTCGCACGTCCAGAAAGACTGCGGACGTGTTCTCGGGCGATGACGAGGACGATAAGCAAATATCGGCTGTTCTGAACGTAAACGAAGCGTTCAACAAAGCCCGGCTCGCAAAAGAGGTCGCGACCGCAAAGATCAAAGACCTCGAATACAAAAAGCTCAAGGGCGAGTACGTAGCGGTTGCTGATGTTGAGGCGGACGCGAGAGAGGCGGCAGCAATGCTCCGCAACTTCGCGATCTCCGCCCCGACTCGTTATTCAGCGCTGCTTGAAAACAGAACGCAGCGCGAAGCCGAGGAAGTCCTTGAGGACATCTTCCGCGACCTATTGAAAACGATCAACGACTCGCACTTTGCAAAGGGGGGATGAGATGGGCATTTGGTCCAAGGCGTGGGCGCAAGCCTGTCGCCCGATCTCTCGTTTGACTGGGAGCCAGTGGGCCGACAGGTTTCGCGTCGTCGCTTCCGGTACGTCTCCTGAAGCGGGCATGTGGCGTACAAGCCGAACGCCGTATTTGCAGGAGCCAATGGATTCAGCAACGGATCGACGGACAGAAATGGTCGTCATGTGTTGCTCTTCACAGCTCGGCAAGTCGGAGATGCTCCTGAACATCATGGGCTACTACGCCGATCAGGAGCCCGCGCCTCAGCTTATGCTACAGCCGACCGTTGAAATGGCCGAGGCGTTCTCGAAGGAGCGCATCGAGCCCATGTTCCAGAACTCTCCAGGCTTGCAAGGCAAGCTCGAAGAAGGAAAGGACGGTCGCGGTTCCGCGAAAAAGTCAAGCACGACAATTCGCATGAAGCACTTCCCCGGTGGCTACCTTGCCCTTGTCGGTGCGAACTCGCCGGCGGGGCTTGCGTCCCGTCCGATTCGCGTCCTGCTTTGTGACGAAGTGGACCGCTACGGCGTGACGAAAGAAGGGGACCCTCTGAAGCTTGCCATTCAGCGAACTCAGAACTTCGGAAACCGAAAGATCATTCTTGTCAGCACGCCGACCATCAAAGGCGCGTCGAAGATTGACGACTGGTACGAACGAAGTGATCAACGTCGCTTCTTTGTCAAGTGCCCGCATTGCGGTGAGGAACACATTCTGCAATGGGCAAACGTGACCTGGCAGAAAGACGACGAAGGGAATGCGCTGCCGATGACAGCAAGCATGCATTGTCCAGAGTGCGGTTGCATCACGAGAGGCGCTTACAAGCCCGACCCGAAGCTACTGCAGAGCGGTCGTTGGATTGCAACGAACCCCGGAAGCAAGATCAAGGGCTATCACGTCAACGCGCTCTATTCGCCTTGGGTCAATTTGCACGATCTGGTGGAGGAGTTCGTTTCGGTGAACCACAACCGCGACAAACACGGCCTCATGGAGTTCGTGAATTTGAAGCTCGGCGAGGCCTGGGAGGAAATCAACCCTGACGCCGACAACTGGGAGCAACTGTTCAACCGGCGCGAAAGCTATCCGCCAAACGGCGTCCTCCCGGAAGGCGTCTTGCTACTGACCGCTGGCATCGACGTTCAGCACGACCGTCTCGAATGCACGGTCTATGGATGGGGCGTCGGGCGGGAGTGTTGGGGCATTGAACATCGAGTGCTTTATGGCCGCCCGGACGATCCGCGAACATGGCAGCAGCTTGATGCAATCCTGCAGCGGCAGTATTCGATGCAAAACGGCGTCCATGTTTCGGTCGCTTGCGCCTGCGTTGACTCTGGTGACGGGACCTACACAACGAACGTCTACCAGTACACGAAAGCCCGAGAACGAATGCGCGTTTTCGCGATCAAGGGGCGAGGCGGCATCGGTGTCCCGTTCATCAACACGCCGACGAAGAGCAACGCGATGAAGGCAACGCTCTTCACGCTCGGTGTTGACAGCGGAAAGTCGCTCGTCATGAACAGGCTTTCCGTGCAGGAACCTGGTCCGAACTTCGCGCACTATGCGGCGCAGGAGGACAGGGGCTTTTATGAAAACTTCTTCAAGCAGTTGACCGCTGAGGTGCTTGAAAAACACTTTGAAAAAGGCGTCGTGAAAATGGCGTGGAAGAAAATCCGCGAACGCAACGAGGCCCTTGACTGCGCGGTCTACGCGACTGCCGCACTCGAATTGCTGAACCCGAACTTCGAGTTCCTTGCCGACTTCTACCAGAACGGCGGGGCACTCAGACAGCAGACCGCTCCCCGCAAGCCGCGAGGGACGCTGTCGAAGGGAATAACCGTGTAAGGAGTTGCAAGTCTAGTGCGACAAGAGAAAACGCAGATCGAATACGTTAGCGTTGACAATCTGAAGGCGTACGAGCGAAATGCTCGAACGCACAGCGACGAGCAGGTACAGCAAGTCGCAGAATCGATCAAAGAGTTTGGGTTCACAAATCCCGTTTTGATCGACGAAAACAACGAGCTCATTGCAGGCCACGGTCGAACAATGGCCGCGAAGTCGATCGGCATGAAGGAAGTGCCGGCGATTCGCCTGAAGGGGCTCACAGCTGCGCAGAAGAAAGCGCTGCGCATTGCCGACAATCAGTTGGCACTGAACGCCGGATGGGATGAGGAGCTTCTCCGCATCGAGCTCGGTGAACTTCAGGAACTTGACTTCAACCTCGATGTCATGGGCTTCTCTGACGAAGAGCTCGACCTTCTGCTTGATGGGACCGGCTCGATTGATGACGACGAGGAGCACGGGAAAGACGCTGAGGAAATCGCGGAACCGTCAGAAGACCCGGTTGTCAAGCCTGGCGAACTTTGGCTCCTTGGGGACCATCAGCTGTTGTGCGGAGATTCAACACGCATCGATGATCTTGTTCGCTTGTGCGAAGAAGGCAGCGTCGATCTGTATTTGACCGACCCGCCTTACAACGTGGCCTACGAAGGCGCGACGAAAGACAAGCTGACGATTCAGAACGACAACATGTCGGACGAGAACTTCCGAAAGTTCTTGATTGATGCCTTCTCTACTGCTGATTTTGCCATGAAGCCAGGAGCGTCTTTCTACATCTGGCACGCGGACGCTGAAGGCTACAACTTCCGAGGCGCGTGCCGAGACAACGCGTGGAAGGTGCGCCAGTGCCTTGTGTGGAACAAAAACTCTCTTGTTCTTGGTCGTTCTGACTACCAGTGGAAGCATGAGCCGTGCTTGTACGGCTGGAAGGAAGGCGCGGGGCATGCCTGGTACTCGGACCGTAAACAAACGACGGTTCTCGACTTCGATAAGCCGTTGAGGAACGGGGATCACCCGACGATGAAGCCGGTTGATTTGTTTGAGTATCAGATCGGCAATTCCACAAAGAAGGGCGACGTCGTTCTCGACAGCTTTGCCGGCTCTGGCACGACCGTCATTGCTTGCGAGAACACAGGTCGTAAGGCTCGGGCGATGGAGCTCGATCCACGTTACTGCGACGTCATCATCAAGCGATGGCAGGACTTGACGGGAGAGGACGCGGTTCGTGAAGACGGCGTGACGTTCAACGACTGCAAGTAATCACAAACAAAGGAGGCATCGAAATGTCTTGGATCACCATAGACGAGGCCCGCGCGAATCTGAAGATGTGGCTCGATGCCGAACGCGCGGTCGCCTCTGGCCAGTCTTACAAAATCGGAACGCGTAGCTTGACGAGAGCTTCGCTCTCAGACATTGCAGCTCGCATCAAATACTGGCGCAACGAGATCGACAAGCTCGAAAACGGCCGTAAGGGGGCACGTGTAATGCGTGCCGTCCCTCGCGACCTGTAAGGAGGCTTGCAAATGAATCTGCTTGACAAAGCAATCAGGGCGATCAGTCCTGAGCGCGCGTTGAAGCGTTATGAAGCCCGCCGAAAGCTCGAAATTCTCAACAGCGGATATTCGCGGCACGGTGGCTCATACGCCAAGAAGTCCCTTATGGGATGGCTATCCGGCGGGAGCGACGCGGACGCGGACATCGTTGACAACTTGGAGACGCTTCGCAATCGCTCGCGCGACCTCTATATGGGTTCGCCTCTTGCAACTGGTGCGCTCAAGACCGTTCGAACGAACGTCGTTGGGTCCGGGCTTGCGCTGAATGCCCAGATCGATGCGAAGTTCCTAGGCCTTACCGAGGAGCAGGCGAAAGAGTGGGAAGAAAACACCGAACGTGAATGGCGGCTGTGGTCTGAAAGCGTGAACTGCGATGCGGAAAGACGGCAGACGTTCTTTCAGCTTCAGTCTTTGGTGCTCCTTTCTGCGTTGATGAGTGGCGACGTCTTTGTGACGATGCCGATCATCCCGCGCAAGGGCTGCGCCTACGACTTGCGAATCGGCCTCATCGAAGCCGACCGCGTGTGCGATCCGCTGAACCCTCCGACGACAGCTAATGTCCTCGGCGGCATCGAGGTCGGGACATACGGCGAGACCGTTGCCTACTGGGTGGCGAAACATCATCCGGGCGCGATCCCTCGCATTGGTCAGGACCTGCAACAGGAATGGAAGCGCGTGCTGGCTTTCGGCACAACGACGGGGCGTAGAAACGTTTTGCACATCATGGCAGACGTTGAACGTCCTGCGCAGCGCCGAGGCGTGCCGATGCTTGCTCCGGTCATCGAGGCCTTGAAGCAACTTTCAAGGTATTCGGAAGCCGAGCTGATGGCGGCGGTCGTGTCCGGAATGTTCACGGTCTTCGTCAAGAGCAACACTCCCGATTCTCCACTCGGACAGGCTTTCAATCCCGCGATGCAAGTCGACAAGGACCCGAACGCCTATGAAATGGGTAACGGGTCGATCGTCGCCCTTGACGAAGGTGAAGAGGTCCAGATCGCGGACCCGAGTCGACCGAATCCGAACTTCGATCCTTTCGTGATCGCTATTTGTCGCCAGATCGGTGCGGCGCTGGAGATCCCTTACGAGCTTCTCGTGAAGAACTTCACAGCGTCCTACAGCGCGTCGAGGGCTTCGCTTTTGGAGGCTTGGAAGATGTTCCGCATGCGCCGCGAATGGCTCGTGGGGAACTTCTGTCAGCCGATCTACGAGGAGTGGCTGACCGAGGCTGTTCTGAAAGGTCGTGTGCAAGCACCCGGCTTCTTCGATGATCCGGCAATCCGTGCAGCTTGGTGCGGGGCCGAATGGTTCGGCGATGCGCAGGGACAGCTTGATCCGCTGAAGGAAGCCAACGCGGCGAAGGTCCGTGTCGATGAAGGCTTCAGCACTCGAGAACGCGAGGCGGCTGAGCTCACCGGCATGAAGTATGACCAGGTTCACGCGGTGCGAAAGCGCGAGGAGGCAATGCGCAGGGAAGACGGTCTGAGTGCGACAGCTCCGGCTCAACCGATGACGGAACCGGAGAAGGAGGAAACAGATGAAGAATAAGTTTTGGAACGTCAAGGCCGAGGGGAAACGGGCGCAGCTCGATCTTTTCGGCTATGTCGGCGGGTCGAAGGACGATCCGTGGGGGAAGGGCTTCAACGAGGCTGAATTCCTCGCGGACTTCCGAAAAATCCCGTCCGATAGCCCTCTTGATATTTCGATCAATTCGTTCGGCGGGGCCGTCTATACGGGCTTGTCCATTTATTCGCTTCTAAAGGCGCATAAGGGACAGATTACCTTCCGAATTGACGGCGCTGCCATGAGTGCTGCGACGATCATCACGAGCGTGCCTGGCGCGAAAGTCGTCATGCCGAGGGGCTCAATGATGATGATCCACAAGGTCAGCTCTGGCGTCTGGGGGAACACGGACGACATGAGAAAGGCGGCGGACGACATGGAGAAGCTTGAGGACAACCTCATTGACATCTATGTCGAAAAGACCGGTCGCACGGTTGCCGAGATCAAGGAAAAGGTCAACGCCGAGTCCTATTTCACAGCAGAAGAGGCTGTGGAGTTCGGTCTGGCTGATGAGATTGATGAAACGACGGAGGTCAAGAACACGGCTTCTGGCGGTTTCGTCATGTTAAACGGCCTGAAGGTAGATTCGCGTTTCTTTGCGAATGCGCCGAAGGGCTTCATTCACGCGGAACAGCCCAAGGCATCCGCAGTTCAAAAGGAGGTTCACAAGATGAATCTGGAAACGTTGAAAGCGGAACATCCTGACTTGGTGCAGGCGATCCGCGAAGAAGCTATTGCCGAAGGCGCTACGAATGAACGCGCACGCATCCAGGCGATCGAAGACATCGCTGTCGCAGGTCATGAAGACCTTGTGAACGCAGCGAAGTTTGACGGCAAGACGACCGCAGAAGCGCTTGCAGTTCAGATCCTGAAGGCCGACAAGGCTCGCGGCGCACAGATGCTCAAGGATCGCAAGAGCGACGCGAAGGCTCTTGAGGGTATCGAATCGGAAGGCAATGAAGGCCTTGATCCGAAGGCAGAAGCGAAGGCAAAGCTGGACGCCGAAATGAAGGCGGCCATTGAAGCAGGTGCGCGCGCCTTCGCTCGCAAGTAAAGGAGGAAGAAGAAATGGCAATGCAAGAAACTCATACGACGACTGTCGACAATCTTTTCGCTGCGTCGCAGATCATGCCGGTTGTTGCTGACAGCATGATGGTCAAGACTAGCCAGGGCGTGCTCAAGCGCGGCGCTCTACTTGATAAGGACGGCACGCTCTGCAAGGTTGACTCTGGGAAGACGACGATTTCTGCAGTGTATGCAGTCCTTGCCGAGGACGTGGATACGGCTTCCGGCGACAAGGTCGCTGCCGTGTATCTCACCGGCGAATTCAACGAAGATGCTCTTTCTTTTAACGCTGAGAACAGCGCTGCCGTTGCGGACTTCAAGCCGTCTGCTCGTCAGGTCAGCATCTTCTTCAAGCCGAGCATCTAAATCTCAGGAGGGACTACAACAATGGCAATTGATATGTTTACTACTCGCACGATGCTCGCGATGGTCGAAGAAGGCCAAAAGAGCAATTCCACCTGGTTGCGCGATCGCTACTTTACGAATCGCCCGACCTTCCACACCCAGAAGATCGACTTCGACATCATCGGTCGCGGCGGTCGCAAGATTGCGCCCTTCGTCAACCCGAAGGTTGGCGGTGTCGTGCTGACGCGCGAAGGCTTCCGCACGGAAAGTTACGAAGCGCCGGAAGTTTCTCCGATGCGCGTGACGACGGCAGAAGACATGCTGAAGCGCCTGCCTGGCGAAACGATCTACTCCGCAAAGAGCCCGACGCAGCGTGCTGCCGAAATCCTCGGCAAGGACTTGTCCGACCTCGACGACATCATCACGCGTCGTGAAGAGGTCATGTGCGCCGAGGCTCTTTTCCAGGGCAAGGTGACGGTCAAGGGCGAAGGCTACGATGAAGTTCTGAACTACTGGGCTCACCTGGAGACGAAGGAGCAGCCGAAGACTACTTTGGGCACGAAGTGGGACGCTGCTGACGCCGCCCAGATCATGGGCGATCTTCGTACGCTTCGTCGCACGATGATTCAGTCCGGCGGCTTTACGCCGCACGAGCTGATCTGCGGCTCGAAGGTGCTTGATACGATCCTCGATAAGCTCACGACTGCCAATCAGCTCGATACGCGTCGCGTCGACATGGGCGCGATTGATCCGCAGCACTTGCCGAATGGCGTGACGTACTGGGGCTATCTCAAGGACTCCGGTCTTGACATCTACTCTTATGACGAGTGGTACACGGATGACGCCGGCAAGGAACAGCCGATGGTTCCCGAAAAACTCTGCATGCTCGCAAGCCCGAACGCGAAGACGATGCTTGCTTACGGCCTGGTTTCCTTGACCGGTGATGATGCGGTCAAGTTCTACGAAGGCGCTCGTGTCCCTGATTCTTGGGTTCAGCGCGCCAACCCGTCTGGTCGTATTGTGCAGATCAAGAGCCGTCCGCTGCCGATCATTCAGCAGATTCACGGCTTCCACGTCATCGAAGCTCTCGCTTAAGAGCGACAAAAACCGAATTAGGGCAGGCAATACGACCTGCCCTTTTTCGTAGGAGGGACAGAAATGAAAGTTGTTCTTTTAGAAAACCTTCTCATTTCCGGCAAACGCTACACGGCAGGTGAGGAGATCGAGGTTGACGATACGGTCGGCCTTCAGCTTCTCAAGGAAAATCTGGCGCTTGTCGGCGTGAATGAGGTCGAGGACGACCCTGTCGAAGAAGCTCCATTGCCGACGCCGGAAGCTGCTTTTGCTCCGATTCCCGAAGCAGAAGATGAGCCAGAAGTTGAAGTCAAGCAACCTGTCAAGCGTCGCACGACGAAGAAGGTGGCGGGATGAGTGCCTTCAAGGATTTCGTTGCTGCTGACGTGCAGAACGTCTTCATCAACCTCGACGAGTTTTCCGAGGAGCACGAAATCGGCCATGAGGTTGTGCCGTGCATTCTCGACAAGATCATCACGCAGGCGAACGGCGACGATTCATACCTTGGCGTTTTTGTCAACCAACTGACGATATACGTCGAAGTCGGCGTGATTGAAACGCCGGTCGAGGGCGAGCTTCTCAACATCGACGGCGCGCTTCATCTTGTCAAGTCTGTCAGCAATGAGGGCGGCGTGCTTGTCATTGTGACGGAGGGGAATGAGCAATGAGTAAACCGCTAGAGGTAATCGTTTCCGACGGGCAGGGGCGGAACAAGAACGCTCTTGAGAAGGCGGCCAAGTTGCTCTCGGAAGTTCCGAACGGATACGAGGCAGCCGTCAGTCGTTCGATGAATCGTGCGGCCACTGCCGGACGCTCTGCTGCGGTCTCAACAATCCGGCAGGAGTACACGATCAAGGCTTCAACGGTTCGCCGTAACTTCACCATCCATAAGGCGACGCGCTCAGACCTTGAAGCGCTGGTCACGAGTAAGGGGCCTCGCATCCCGTTGGTGAATTACAAGACTCGTCCGAAAACTGACACGACCGGCAATGCACGAAAGCCGGTGCGCGTCGCCGTCAAGGCACGGGGAGGCTTGAAGCCTTTGGGTAAGTCGTTCGTCTACCGGGGAAAGATTCTTCAGCGTTTGGATACGAGTTCGCTTCCTGTGCAGGAGGTCTACGGTCCAGCCATTCCGGTGCTGTCTGGGAATAACGAGGTCGTAGACAACGTCGAAAAGACGATGCAGGAGACCTTCCTCAAGCGCCTGGATCACGAAACCGGCTATCTCCTCGGCGGTGGGAAAACCAACAAATACACCAAACACAAGGGGTGATTCGTATGGTCGAAAACGAGCTGACCCGCGCACTTCGCGGGCTGTGTGCCGAAGCCGTGAAGAACTTCGCCTTGCCGACGAAGTCAGAACGCGGACAAGAGAAAGAGGAGCTTCGTGCTCCTCAAATCATAAATGGCTACCTACCGCCGAAGCGGTCAGGGCAGAAGGACGATTTTCCGTTCGTTCTCGTGCGGGCCGATGAGGGTACGACCGACCAGGACTCCACAGAAGTGCAGGTGTCGATCATAGTCGGGACTTACTCAGAAGAGTACGACGGGCACGAATACTGCCTGAACATCATGGCCCGCATTCGCACGGCGCTGTGTTCCTTGCCTGGGATGGTTCTTGCTAATCGGTATCGGCTTAAGCATCCGATCAAATGGAGCACCTATGCAGAGCAGCCCTATCCGTTTTGGCAGCTCGACATGCAGACGGCGTGGGACATCCGCACGCCGCAGCCAATTGATAAGGAGGAGGACTTCTGATGACTATGAAGAAACCCACAACTAAAAAGGCGCAAACCACCAAGGGAGAAGCTGTTGTCTATATCGGTCCGACCCTTGGAGGTGGTGCACTGATGCGCAATGCGGTGTTCCGTGCAGGGGAGTTTCCTCCGCACATCGTATCGATGCGCGAAAAGAGTGAGGCCCTGCGCGGTCTCTTTGTCCCGGTGTCTGAACTGGCGACAGCGCGAAAGCGCATCGGCGTGAAGGGCGACATCCTGCACGCCTATGTGCGTCAACTCAAAAATGAACTCTAGGGAGGTCATCAAATGGCATACAACCACGGGGTAAAAATCTCCGAAGTGCCGACTTCTATCCTGCCGCCGGTGCAGGTTGAGGCGGCTATTCCTTTCATTGTCGGGACTGCTCCGGTCAATATGACCGATCCGACCAACGTCAATAAGCCCGTTCTCTGCTACTCGTATGACGAGGCTGTCGCTGCTTTTGGCTACGTGCCGCCGGTCGAGGACAGCGCGAGCGGTCTGAAAAAGTACGACTTCACACTGAGTGAGGCGATTTATTCGCAGTTCGCTCTCTTTGGCGTCGCACCGATCATCGTTGTTAACGTGCTTGATCCTACGAAGCACAAGAAGACGGCGACGGCAAAGACGGTGACGCTTGACTCTAAGACGGGCTCTGCAACAATTGCCGAGCCAGGCATCATCTTGTCGACTCTCAAACTTTCTCAGGAAGTTACGACCTATCAGGAAGGGACGGATTTCGTCGCGACCTTCAATGATGAGGGGCACCTTGTCATCACGTCGAAGAAGGACGAGGATAACTTCAAGGTGCCTGTTGGCACGTCTCTGACTTTGGCGGTTGAGAAGCTCGATCCGTCTGCTGTGACGAAGTCGGAAATCATCGGCGGCGTTTCCGTTGAAGGTGCAAAGAGCGGTCTTGAACTTGTCAGCGAGTGCTTCCCGCGCTTCCGTCTTGTCCCGGGGCAGATCGTTGCTCCGAAGTATTCGAGCGATCCTGAAGTCGCGGCTGTGATGGCGGCCAAGGCTGTCAACATCAACGAGCATTTCCGTGCGATCGCTCTGATTGACGTGCCGACCGACACCGTCGATTCCTACTCGAAGGTCGCTGAATGGAAGAACAACAATAACGTCGTCGATGAGGCGCAAGTCGCATGTTGGCCGATGCTTGCCCTTTCTGGCACGGCGTACCACATGAGTACTCAGCTCATGGGCCTTATCGGCAAGGTGGACGGTGACAACGACAGCACGCCGTATGTCAGCCCGTCGAACAATAACTTCCAGATGACTTCCACGGTCCTGGCGAACGGCAAGGAAGTCTGGCTCGGGCCTGAAAACGGCGCGTATCTGAACGGCCAGGGCGTCGTGACGGCGCTCAATTTCATCGGCGGCTGGGTGTGTTGGGGCAACCGTATGGCCTGCTACCCGGGCAACACGGACGTGAAGGATTCCTTCATTCCGGTTCGACGCATGTTCAACTGGGTCGGCAACACGTTTGTGCAGACCTTCTGGCAGCGCGTTGATGCGCCCCTGAATCGTCGTCAAGTTGACACGATTGTTGACAGCGCGAACATTTGGCTCAACGGGCTTGCGGCTCGCCAGTACATCCTAGGCGGTCGCGTGGAGTTCCTTGAGAGCGAAAACCCGACGACGGACCTGATGGACGGCATCGCACGCTTCCATGTGTACGTGACGCCGCCGTCTCCGAATCGCGAGATCGATTTCATCCTTGAATACGACGCGAGCTATCTCTCGACGCTGTTTGAATAAAAGGAGGCTTGAATTATGGCAACTGGAAACAAGGTGCCCGAGCGCCTGATTAACTTCCGCGTTTACAACGACGGAAACGACTTGCTCGGCGTCGCGAATGTGGACCTCCCGTCCATCGAAGCGATGAGTGACACGGTCAGTGGAGCCGGCATTGCTGGCGAAGTTGAAAGCCCGATTCTCGGCCACTTCGGCTCGATGACTGCGACCTTCACCTGGCGCACCATCACGCCGGAGCTTGCAAAGCTCGCAAACCAAAAGGCGCATGCGCTTGATTTGCGCGGATCGCAGCAGGTCTACGACGCAGCGCTCGGCGAATATTCTTCCGTTCCTGTGCGTGTTTCTCTGCGTGCGACGCCGAAGAGCATTTCCCTCGGATCGTTTGAGGTCGGTTCCACGACGGACAGCGAAACCGAGTTTGAGGTCATTTACATGAAGGTCCTTGTGAATGGCAAGGAACTCATCGAAATCGACAAGTACAACTTCATCGCCAAGTTCGACGGCGAAGACAAGCTCGCAAGTGTTCGAAAGGACCTGGGCTTGGCGTAAAGCACAACGCCGGGGGCGGCATGAGCCGTGCCCCGGCAATCCCGACATAAAGGAGTGAATCTCATGAAGTACATCCTCTCGAAGGAATACGAGTTCGAAGGCCAGAAGTACACTGAAATCGAGATCGATCTCGACGTGCTCACCGGCAAGGACGTGTCTGCCGCAAAGCGCGAGTGGACCCGCGCAGGGAACTTCTCGCCGCTGATGGCGTCCGACACGGACTTCTGCGTCTACCTTTCCGCGAAGGCTGCAAAGCAGCCGATTGAATTCATGGAAGGCTTGCCGGCGAAGGACTACTGCGCGATCGGGCAGGAGGTCGCGAATTTTTTGCTGGGGTGATCGGCTTTGCAGAACGGTCTGATCCTGACGACGAGGTCAAGTCTGCGGCGGTATCCATTGCGCGCGTCATGAAAGGTGGTGCGCTTGAGTGGATGCAAGAGCCGTTGATTGAGCTCGCATCATGGAACAGGACGATCACAAAGCAGCTCGAAGCGGAAGCTCGGGCGGCGAAGAAAAAATAAGGCGGGAAACCGCCTTTTTTCGTAAGGAGGTGACCTCATGTCGAAGGTTTACGACATCGCCTTCAAGATCGCGGGGAAGCTTTCCGGAGACTTCGCGAGCACATTTAAGAAAGGGCAAGAGACCGTCGCCCGCATGGGTGATTCACTCGCTACGCTGAACGCGAAAGCCGCAAAGATGGACGGTCTCGTAAAGGCACGCAAGGCTGTTGGCGAAAGCTCACGAGAGTACATCCGTGCGAAAGAAAAGGTCGCAGCACTCGGGAGAGCAATGAGCGCGACCAGGGAGCCGTCCGCCCAGATGGTCTCCGAATTCAACAAGGCTAAATCCGCCCTTGAAAAGTCGAAGGCGGCTCTTGAGCGGAATCGATCCGCTCTGCGCGAACTTGACGGTCAGATGGGAACAACCGGCACGCACCTGAGGACGCTTATCGAACGACAGAATGCGCTCGCTCAGTCAGCCGACAGGGCTCGTGCGGCACAGCAAAAGCTCGCGAAGATCAACGAGCGTTTGAGCAAGGCTCAGGGCGTTCAGGATAAGGCCAGAGAAATGCGGTCTTCGAGCGCGGGCGCTCTAATGGGCATTGGCGCTACGGTTGCCGCAACAGCTGGTGCTCCAGTCAAGCAGGCGATGAGCTTTGAAGACCAACAGGCTGAACTTCGCAAGTTCTCGGACGACTACAAGCAAGTCTTTGATGGCATCCAGAAGCTCTCGCTCCAATACGCGAAGAGCACTGAGGACATGACAGCGATGGCGGCGAACGCCTTCCAGTCCGGTATCGCAAAGACGGCTGACGAGGCTCTGAAGCTCGTTGAGATTCAGAACCAAATGGCCATCGCCTTCGATATGACGGGGGATGAGGTCGGTGCTGCATACGCGGACATCCAGTCCAAGATGGGCATCAACATCGAGCAGAGCAAGGCAATGTTCGACATCGTCAACCAGATCGGCAATACCACGAGCGCGTCGGCAAAGGACGTCGTCGAGGTGCTTGCTCGATCCGGTGGTGCCCTCAAGGGCTTGACCGCGATGAACGAGAAGCAGATTGCTGCATTGGCCGGGTCTTTCCGATCCGCGTCTGTGTCGTCAGAAGTCGCTTCGACCTCGATGATGTCATTCATCAACGCTTTGTCGTCCGGTGAAGGCGCCACGAAGGGACAGAAGAAAGCCATGGAAGAGCTCGGCATCGACGCAGGCAAGATGGCGCACATGATGACGTCGAACTCTGAAAACGCTCAAAAGGCGATTCAGGACGTTTTCAAGCGCATCAACGGCTTGCGAGAAGACCAGAAGTCCTCGATCATTGGCGCTCTATTCGGTAACGAAGCGGGCGTGAAGTCTGCGGTGGCAACGCTTGCCAAGCAGGGCGACCTGCTTGCAGGAAACTTTGCGATGATTTCCGATCCGGCTCAGTATGCCGGTTCGATGCTGAAGGAATTCCAGTCCAGGGCTGACACGACCTCGAATTCCCTGCAGATTGCAGGTAACGCGGTCAAGCTAGTCGCCGGCGGGATCGGGACGGCTCTTCTTCCAGCTGTTCGAAAGTCGGCGGAAGCCTTCGTGAAAAATAGCGAGAGCGTCATCAAGTGGGTGAGTGAAAATCAGTCGCTAATTCTGACGGCCATGAAGGTCGGTGGCGCGATCCTCGGCTCTGTGGCTGCCTTTCATGCGTTACGCCTTGTCTTCGCGCTTTTGGCGAGCCCCGTCATCTCAATGTACAAGGGCTTCCTGAACATCCAGAAGGCCATCACCTTGATGCGAAACAGCACGGTGCTCGCGACAGCGGCCTCGAAGGCGCAGGCCATTGCGCTCGGCGCGTGGAAACTCGTCGTCACGGCTGCGACCACGGCTGCGAAGTTGATGCGCGGTGCGATGGTCTTGCTGACTGGGGCCATGCGGGCGAACCCGGTCGGGATCGTCATCACGGCTTTCACGTTGCTCGTCGGCGCAGGGCTCGCGGTCTACAAGAATTGGGACACCATCAAAGCGAAGGCGGTTGAGCTCTGGAGCGCGTTCTCGTCGAACTTTCCGAACATCGCTTCGGTCGTGAAGGCGAACTTTGCGATCGTTGCCGACATTGCGAAGAACGTCTGGGGCGTCTTCTCGAACCTCATTGGGTTTGTGAAGAACGTTTTCACCGGGCAGTGGTCTGCCGCATGGGAGAACGTGAAGGGCATCTTCTCGAATGCTTTCAAGGCCCTTGTTGGACTCGCAAAGGCGCCGATCAACAACGTCATCAACCTTGTGAACGGCGCGATTGGAGCCATCAACGGCATCAGCGTGGACATTCCTGACTGGGTGCCGAAGTTCGGTGGGCAGACCTTCGGCGTCAACCTGCCGAAGATTCCACAGCTTGCCGAGGGCGGCATTGCGACGCGCTCGACGCTCGCGAACATCGGCGAAGGCGGAGAACCCGAGGCGGTCATTCCACTCTCGAAACTCTCCTCGATGCTCGGTGCGGGCGTTGGGGCAGGTGGCGGCATCACCGTCAATTTCGCTCCCGTCATCAACGTGTCGGGCGGCTCTGGCGACGCTTATGAAGGCGTGAAGCGCGGCCTTGATGAAGGTCGCCGACAGCTTGAAAAGGACCTGCGCCGTCTTTGGGCGGATCAGCAGCGTCTATCTTTTGCTTAAAGGAGGCGGCAACGTGAAAACGTATGAGACCCGCGCGATGGACACCTGGGACATCATCGCCAAACGAGTCTATGGCTCCGAAGCGTTGATGGATCAGTTGATCCGCGCAAACCTACAGCACCGGAAGACGGCGTTCTTCAGTGCGGGCGTCGTGCTCAATGTGCCGGACATTGACACTGACTCGATGGAGTTTGCTGAGAACCTGCCGCCTTGGAAACGTCAGGAGGGGACGCGATGAGCGGACCTATCCAGACCTATTTGAGGCTCCTCTTCACCGAAGCCAGCAAGTCGGTGTCGGAGGACATTCTGCCGGATCTGCTCTCTTTCACGTACGACGACAAAGAGACAAATGAGGCTGACGAAATCAGCATCACTTTGAAGGACCCGACGGGAAAGTGGGCGAGCAAGTGGAAGCCGGACGGCGGTGAAGTCGTCCGAGCTTACATCGCATCCGGGACGGTTGATGGGAAGAAAGGGCGCGAGCTTTTCTGCGGAAAGTTCTTCGTCGATTCGCTCCGCACCAGTGGCTCGCCTCGTGTCTTCGAGATGCGCGCAGTGTCGATCCCGATGAACACGCCGATCCGACGCAAGATGATCACGAAGGCTTGGGAGAAAAAGACGCTCAAGGGCATCGCTCAGGAGATCGCGGCGGCCGCGAAAGTCAAGCTCCTCTTTGATTCTAAGGAGAACCCGAGCTACGACCGACAAGATCAGAAGGCTGAAAGCAACTTGAAGTTCCTCTCGCGCCTATGTGAAGACGCCGGGCTTTCGATCAAGGTGACAGATTCGCAGATCGTGATCTTCGACCAGGCGTCATACGAGAAGAAAAAGCCCGTCAAAACGCTCACGCTTGGCGTTTCGGACATTCTCTCGTGGGACTTCGAGTCGCAACAGTCTGAGACGTACAAGAGCTGCACGATCTCGTACAGAAACCCGAAGGAAAAGAAAAAATCCTCGGCTGGCGGCTACACGTCGGACGAGTACGACATCGATGCTGTGCCTGGCAAAAAGAACCCGGCCGTCATGACCTACACCTATGTAGATCCTGACGTCGAGGACAACGGGCAGGAATACCAGATCAAGAAGCGTGCGACATCAATCAACGAGGCGATGCGAATCGCGAAGGCCACGCTGCGCAAGCTCAATCTTCGGAAGATGACAGGCAGCCTTTCTCTTGTCGGTGACACGTCCCTTGTGGCGGGTGTCGTCATCAAGCTCAAGGGATTCGGAAGTTTCGACGGCGGTTTCATAATCGAGAGCGCTTCGCACAGCGTCAGCACTAGCGGCTACGTGACGAGCCTTTCGGTTCGCCGCGTCAACAACAACTACTGAGGAGGTGCGGCATGAACCTATTTGACATGCCAGAGGGGGTGCCGAGCCTCATCAAGATTGGTGAAATCTCGAGCATCGACCCTGCGAAATGCACAGCCCGCGTGGTCTTCGACGACGAGGATAGCATCGTGAGCTTCGACCTCCCCGTTCTTCAGCGCAACTCGCTCAAGAATCACGACTACGCCATGCCCGACGTCGGCGAGGACGCCATCGTGCTCTTCTTCGGCGAGGGGCAGGAAGACGGCGTCATTCTCGGTTCGATCTACGCGGGAGAGGTGACGCCTCCGGAATCGACGGAAAACCGCCGCACGGTAGTTTTCGACGACGACACGCGCGTTTGCTACGACCGAGCGGAGCACAAGCTCACCGTCACGATTGAAGGCACGGAGGTTGTGTTCAATAGACAGGATGGCTCTATCACGGTGCCGAATGCGGTGACGATCAATTGCACGACCGCGACGGTCAACGCCTCGTCGGGCATAACGCTTGACACGCCGAAGACGGACGTTACCGGTGTTCTGAATGTCGCCGGTCTCATCACCGGAAAGGGCGGACTCGCCGTCAGCGGAGGTGGAGGTGCTGCGGTGACGGTCACAGGGAACATGAAGCTGCAGGGCCAGATCGAAGCTTCGAGCGACGTGACGGCGGGCGGCATCAGCCTCATGAAGCACAAACATCAAGAACAAGGCGACGGCGCTCCGACGAGTCCGCCGCTGTAAGGAGGCGAGGAGAAAATGGGCCTGGGATTTTCGGCAGTTGGTCTTTTCGGCAAACTGCCTTTTCTCTGCAGTAGTGCAGTGACATTCACCTTCAAGGACCTGTCAGTTTCACGCTCGGTTCGATGGGCGACGCACGAAGTGATAGGCAAGAAACCCGTTCTTGAATACATCGGTCCAGGACTCACAGAGGTCAGCTTCAACATTCAGCTGAACTCGATGCTCGGGACCCCGCCTTTGGCAGCGCTCATTCAGCTCAAGAAAATGCTCGAGAAGAAACAGGCTGAGCGTTTGCTCATCGGTCCAGATTATCTCGGAAAGTTCGTAATCGAATCAATCGGTGAAGAGCGCAAGTATCACAACAACCTTGGCATCTGCGTCTCTGCAGAGGTCAGCATCACCTTGAAGGAGGCGGCGTAATGGCTCAGTACACAGTGACGCTATCAAGTCAAGTCGACTTCGCGCCGTCTGACGAGGTGCGAGAGATTCTGCAGAACGTGCGGACGATCCTCAGCACGCGTAAGGGCTCCGTTCCTCTGGACCGAGACTTCGGGCTGACGTGGGCGCATATCGACAAACCAATGCCGGTAGCAAAGATGCTGATGCGGTCTGAGGTGATTGACGCGATTGAGGAGTACGAGCCAAGAGCAACGGTCGTGTCTGTCGACTTTGACGAGGACACTGCGAGCGCAATGGACGGTATTTTGAAACCGCGCGTTGTTGTGCAAATCGGAGAGGAGGAATAAGACATGGCTGAAACAATTCCCCGTTGGCACTTGCCGGCGGTTGAATTCCTTGAAACGGACGCCGAGACCATCAAGGCCGAGATTATCACTGGGTACGAACAAGCAAGTGGGCGAACCCTCGCGGCGGGCGACCCCGTACGACTCTACCTTTTGAGCCTTGCTGCCGTCATCATTCAACAGCGCACGGCTGTGAATCTGGCGGCGCAGCAGAACCTGCTTTCATATGCTCAGGACGGCTACCTCGATGCACTCGGCACGCTTTTGAGCGTTACGCGTCTTTCTGAAAGCAAGGCCGTCACGACGATCAAATTCACGCTTTCGCAGGCTCTGGCGACGGTCTACACGATCCCTGCAGGAACTGAGGTGACGAACGGTGTTGTGACATTCGCGACGGACCATGAACTCAATATTGAGAAAGGTAAGCTCGAAGGGAGCGTCACGGCATCCTGCACCGTTGCAGGGACGGTCGGCAACGACTACCTTGCCGGTCAGGTCAACACCATCGTCAAGCCAATGACGTTCGTAGCGAAAGCCGAGAACACAACCATCACGACAGGCGGCTCTGAAGCGGAAAGTGACGAGTCCCTTGCCGAGCGCATTCGACTCGCACCGAACGGCTTCTCTGTTGCGGGGCCTGAGAAGGCGTACGTTTATCACGCGAAGAGCGTGTCGAGCTCCGTGCTTGACGTTTCCGTTACCTCCCCGACACCGGGCGAGGTCGATGTCTATGTGCTTCTTGCGGGCGGCGAATTGCCTTCCAAAGAAACGCTTGAGCAGATCGATGCGTACTTGAGTGATGAAACGCGTCGACCTCTCACGGACTTCGTTCAGGTGCTTGCGCCGAAGGCCGTGAATTACGAGCTCGAGATTCACTACTGGATCAGTCGCGAGGACAGTTCGCGCGCCGAGCAGATCAAATCTGATGTCGAAAGGGCGGTCGAAAAATACCGCGTGTGGCAGCAAGGAAAAATCGGTCGCGACATTCTCCCTGCAAGGCTCATTCAGTACGTCATGCAGGCGGGAGCTTCGCGCATCGACAACCCGACGATGAAGCCAGTTGACTTCCAGAAGCTCGAAAGCGACCAGGTCGCCCAATGCACTGGCGTGAAGATCGTTTACGAGGGCTACAAGGATGAGTAAGGGGCTCGCGGACGTAAGGCTGAGCGACTTACTTCCGGACTCAATTGCTCAAGACGACAACGTCAAGCACAGCGCGACGGCGCTTGACAAGCAGTTGCTCGATATGACGGCGGCGGTTGATCTTCCGTCGATCTACGTCAGCATTGACAAACTCACGAGCACGCAGCTCGACCATGTCGCCTACGGGTGGGATGCGAGCGTCTGGCGCGATTCGTGGCCCGTTGCTTTGAAGCGCAGCGTCTTGAAAAACGTTGTGCGCGAAAAGCGCAAGAAAGGCACGCTTCGTGCTGTCAAGGATGCCGTTTCTTCGATCGGTTCGGCTGCGACCATCAAAGAGTGGTGGCAGCAGGAGCCGAAGGGAACTCCGCACACTTTCGAGATTCAGGCGACGCTTGGAAACATCGACGGCACGCTTGATGCCGAAATGCAGGAGGACCTTTTCGCGCTCGTCGACGACGCGAAACCGGTCCGTTCGCACTACACATTCGTACTCGTTCGTCAGCTGGATGGCGGGCTCGGGATCGACGGCTATCTGCGCCCGGTAGCTTACGCGCGTATTCGCTCTGAAGAAATTGTCAGCCGTGACATCGATGCGGCAGTCGGCATTTTCGTCGGGGCACGACCTATCGCGATGCGCTCGCTCGTCGGGCTTGCAAAATAAGGAGGGATTCCTATGGACATCGTTTTGACGACGGCAGGTATTCAGGCCGTCATCAACGCAAAAGAGACCGGGACGAACGCCGTCACGATTTCGGAAATCGGCGTCGGCACCGGCAAATACACTCCAACCAAGGAGCAGACACAACTACAAGCTCAAGTCAAGCGCATGCCGATCCTCGAAGGTGGGCAAGCAGGCGACAACGCGATTCACGTCGCGTGCAAGGATGACGGCCCGGGCTCGTATGAAGTGTTCGAGTTCGGGCTTTTCCTTTCTGATGGGACGCTTTTCGCGGTCTACTCGCAGAACGTACCGATCATTGAGAAGCAGGAGAAGAGCAATCTTCTGCTTGCTATCGACATGAAGCTCGAAGGCGTGAATGCCGGGAACATAACTTTCGGCGACGTGTCTTTCTCTTTCACTGCTGCAACAACTACGAATGCGGGGATTGTTGAGCTTGCTACTGACGAAGAAACGCAGGCCGGAACCGATTCGCAGCGAGCTGTGACGCCCGCCGGTCTGAAGAGCTTGACTTCTACCGCAGACCGTGCGGGTCTCATCCGCACAGCATCGGAAGCCGAAGCAAAGGCGGGAACGGAAGGCGCGGCTGCTCTCACGCCTGCGACCATGAAAGGCGCGGCTGCTTCCGAAGCGGAAACGATTGAAGGGAAGTCCGGGACGCTCTATGTGACGCCTCTCGGCCTTCGAGGCTTGAAAGCTACGACTGGACGAAACGGGCTTGTCGAACTGGCGACCGAAGCAGAGGCAAAAGCGGGGACGGACAAAGAACGCGCTGTGACGCCTGCGGGTTTGAAGGCTGTTGTCGATGAGGCAACACCGGACGCAAGTGAAGCCGCCAAGGGGCTGATACAGATCGCTTCTTCGGTTGAAGCTACGACAGGAACAGACGCTCTGAAAGCAATGACGCCCGCAACTGGAAAGGCTGCACTCGATGCGCGAATTGCGACAGTTGAGGAAGCGAAAGTTGGCACGTCGACGACGAAGCTCATCACGCCTGCAACGCTGAAGGCCGTTGTGGATGCAGCTGTGGCGGCGGCTCTTGCGAAACAAGGAGGTGCCAAATAATGGCCAATACGATTCTGATCACAGATGCCGGCTTGGCCGAAGTAGTCAACGCGGAGCAGTCTGGAACCGCGCCCGTCGTCATTACAGAGGTGGGCTACGGCACGGGGCAATACACGCCGACTGGTGATATGACGGCTCTGAAGGAAGAGTTCAAGCGTCTGACGACCATCGCAGGCGGTGCGGTTGGAGACAACGTCATCCACCTTGCGGCCCGCGATGATTCGGCCGAGGCCTACACGGTCTACGAGGTCGGCCTCTACACGGCGAGCGGAACCCTTTTCGCGGTTTGCTCTCAGACAGTTCCGATCATCCAGAAGGCTTCGCAGTCGCAGGCTCTGCTCGCGATTGACCTTGCTGTGACGGACTTCTCTGCAGATTCGATCGCGTTCGGAGATACGAACTTCCTGAACCCGCCGGCGACGACCACGACTCTCGGTGTCGTTGAACTTGCGACGAATGAAGAAACGATTGCAGGAACAGATGGGACGCGTGCTGTCACTCCGAAGAGCCTCAGCGCACGGACATCGACGGAAAGCCGCACCGGTTTGATCCGCATCGCGGTGCCTGCGGAAGTGCTTGCTGGCAAGGAAAACACAAAGGCAGTGACGCCGTTTGGCTTGCTTTCTGCCTTCTTGAAGAATCACGGCGACAGCGGCTTTCAGAAGTCGCCGAACGGTTTGATCGTGCAGTGGGGAAAAGCCTCGATTGCATCCGATGGCTCGACCGTTGTTGCCTTCCCAGTTGCTTTCCCGACGAGCGCCGTTTTCGCGAACGCGACGCCTACTGGTGAGGTTGCTGCGGACTTCGTTGCCACTGGTTTGACGAAGGGGAACACGACCTTCAAGCACAACGCAAACGGAAAGGTCCAGGCGCTCTGGATGGCGCTCGGATTCTGAAAGGAGAGGACAGGATGGCTTACTACTACAGCGCGTCTCAACGCGCGTTTTACTGCACAGAGATCGTGTCTGTGGACGTTATGCCCGCAGACAAGGTGGCAGTCGCGGACGAGGCATACAAGAGCCTCATGGCCGCCCAGAATGCGGGGAAGTTGATCCGTCCAGGTGCGGGCGGAGCTCCTGAAGCCGTCGACCAGACGGGCGCTGCCGCAACTGGCATCGTCCACGAGCTGACGGCTGCAACTGCTGACAAGCTGGGCCACATCAAGATCGGCAAGAACGTCGATGTTGCAGCAGACGGAACGATCTCGGTCAATCTCTCGAAGGACGTTGGCGATCAAAGGGATCGTGCTCCTGAAAAGCCTGACTATGGCTTGAGTTGAAGGAGGTGAGGGAATGGCTGCTGTTCACAACTTTTCTCTCGATCAAGGTTCGGACAAGGTTGTCTATTTCGTCTTGCGAGATAAGAGTGGACCGATTGATTTGAGTGGGTACTCGGCTGCCATGCAGGTGCGCCGGTACGCATTCAGCGAGGCGGCTATTGACACGCTGACAACGTGTAATGGTCGCCTTCTTATTGATAGCCCTGCCGGGAAAATCACAGCGAAGTTCAATCACGAAAACACCGAGCAATATCCGGGCGATTCGGTGCTTTATGACATTGAGCTTGAGTCTCCGGACGGTGCAATCACAAGGATTCTTGAAGGAAAAATCAAAGTTTCTCCGGAGGTGACCCGTGTCAGATGCAAGCCTAAGGCGTGAGAAGTTTCGCAGAAAAATTGCTTTAACTGAAGAAATCTACATCGAAGGTCAATGTAGCGATATTGCTCCAAAGGTCGTCACGGTAGAGGTTCCTGGCATCCAGGGACCTCCGGGCAAGGATGGGGCAGACGGAAAACCCGGAGAACCTGGTAAACCAGGCGAAGGGGCTCACGTCGAAAGCATTGACAACTCTTTCATTGACAATCTTTTTTAATCGTAAAAGGAGTGAGAAAAATGAGTGAATTGAATGCATTTTTAGATAAGCAAGGTTTGACTCATTACGACAGCAAATTGAAGACGGTCGTTGCCGGGCAGATGACGATCGAGGGGCGCACGATCACGCTGAAGAGCGTCTCTGGTGCAACGCTCGCAACGGTGACGATGCCGCAGACGATCTATGAGCTTGCAACGACTCAGAAAGACGGTCTGATGAGCAAGGAAGACTTCGCCAAGTTGCAAGGTGTCGCAGCTCAGGCGACGAAGGTCGAAAACTCTGAAACGAACGGGAACATCCAGATCAATGATGTTGAGACGCCCGTTTATGTACACCCGAGCGTGACGGCAGGTGCTCTTGGTGCAGGACTTTACAAAATCACGACTGACGGCAATGGGCACGTCACTTTAGGCACGAAGGTTGTCAAGGGCGACATCACGGCGCTCGGTATTCCGGCTCAGGACACGACGTATGGTCCGGCTTCGGCTGATGCTGCGGGTCTGATGTCTGCTGCCGACTTCACGAAGCTGCAAGGAGTCGCTGTGGGCGCACAAGTGAACGTACTCGAAAAGGTGAGCGTCAACGGCGGCGCTCTGCCGATCACAACTAAGGGCGTCAATATCGATCTCACGCCGTACGCGCTGAAAATGGACATTGCGAGCGCTGTGAACTACAAGGGTTCCGTCGAAAACTATGCGGCGTTGCCGACCAAGGATGTGAAAGCCGGCGATATGTACAACGTCGAGACTGCCGATCCTGCTCATCAGATCGACGCCGGGATGAATGTCGTTTGGAATGGCGCGAGTTGGGACCCGATGGCTCCGATGATCACGATGACTGGCATTACGAACGAAGAGATCGACGCCCTCTTTGCATAAGGGGGCATTCCGATGGCTAACTCTTTTCTTGATTTGATAGGGCTGGCTCACTTCAAAGAGAAGCAGAGTCAGCAAATTAGCAAAGAGTTCGCAAAGAAGTCCGAGGTCGTCACAAAGGCTGAGGCTTCGGACTTCGCGAAACACAAGACGTGCAGCGCGATTCGAGATCGCTCTACGTCAAAGCCTGACTACGGGCTGAATACAAAGGAGGGGGCTAAATAATGGCTCTGAAAGAACAGGACATCGTCTTTACGACGACGGATGAGGCGGGTAACCCCGTCATTCAGTTTCCGATTACGCGCGTCGAAAATGTCGAAGACGCCGTGCGTACTGTGAACAAGAAGAAGCCTGACAGCAATGGCGACATTCAGATCGATGTCGACATGAGTCATCTGGCGACAAAAGATGAGCTGACGAAGGGCTTGGCGAATAAGCGAGATCACACGATCCAGATCGCCAACGCGGACCTGAACACGCTGCTTGAGGACAAAACATGGGCCTGCAGTGGGACGCTGAAAAATACACCGATCGCTTGCACCTTCTGCATCGTGCAGGCTTATGACACGGGTGCTCCTGTCAGCGGGAACATCGTGCAGGTCTGCTACGTCCCGAACCTAACCGACAACACGGTCCGCACCTTCTGGCGCAACTGCAATAATGGGGTGACCTTCGGAAAGTGGAGCGAGTCTGGCGCGGTGAAGACGGTGAATAGCATCGCGCCTGACGCATCCGGCGAAGTGACGCTTCCGAACGCTACGACGAGCAAGGCCGGTCTCGTGCGCCTTGCTGCTGAAGAGGACGTTTTGAATGAAGCTCCCCAGACGGCGGTCTGCACTCAGCTGATCTACGAAATCAACGAGTTCAGACGCAAGTCAACGGCGTACCAAGTCGGCGACAAGGTGGACTGCGCCTTCCAGTACGAGCGCTTCCTCGAATGCACGAAGGCGGGGAAGACGAGCGCGGAGCTGCTTGATATGCGAAATGTCACGCATGGTCAGGTCATTGCGGACGGCATGGTTGAATGGACCGTGCGGACGCATGTGCGTTCGATCAATGGTTCAGTGGCTGGAGCCGACGGCAATGTGCTCGTCGATGTTGGGGCGAAGACGGTAAACGGAAATACTCCTGATTCGAACGGAAATGTTTCGGTCGACGTTGGTGTGAAGACGGTTAACGGAAATACTCCTGATTCGAACGGAAATGTTTCGGTCGACGTTGGTGTGAAGACGGTTAACGGGAACGCGCCGGATAGTGCGGGCAATATAACTCTGAACATCTCCTCATCTGCCGATATGACATTTAGCGCACTAATTGATTGGTCGGCAATGAATCGAAAACTAGGTGTAACTGACTGTAGAACAATTAAAGTTGGTAGTAGCTCCTTAAAGGCTTATGGTGGTGGGACAAATACTGGGTTTGGTTCGGGTTACTCTCCTATCGAATTTAAATCGAGTCTTTCTGTCATTGCTAGTACCTATGATTTACTTCTAGTTCACGCTTGTTCTGATGGTGGAGATAGGGTTGTTACAAACATTGTCGACCCCGATCTTATCTATAACGCGCAACAGGACAAATTTTCGACACCATTGATTGATATGGGGGGACATTATTGGTGGGTTAGAGGTAGCACGAAGAATAGTTCGCAATACACACTTTCTACAACTTATGAAGGAGAGAATTCTGGGATTATTGAAATATACGGCGTTAAAGTTTCGTAATTGGAGGGGGTTTAATGTTTTATTTATTCAAAAATGGAGAATGCGACACGATGTGTCGTTCTAGGAAAGGACTAGAAAAGCTCATTCCTAAAAACACTGCGGACGAATATGTAATTTTAGAGTTTGACGGGTTTCATACTCCTTACGATTTATATATTGAAAATGGTGAAATTAGGGTGAGACGTTTGCCAGATATGGAGCCGCCGGACGACGTGATTGCGAAGCAGGTACGAGCCAAGCGTGATCGCCTGATTGCGGAGACCGACTACCTCGCCATGTCAGACTACCCTCTGTCTGATGAGGACAAGGCAGCTGTCATGGCTTACCGTCAGGCGCTCCGCGACGTGCCGACGCAGGAAGGATTCCCGCGCGAAGTTGTGTGGCCCGAGGTTCCGGCTGTGTTCAAGAGAACGAAAGGATAAGCAAACGCCCGGATAAACTGATCTGGACCCCGAAACTTGGACTACAAAATAAACTCCAAGTTGAGTGCGGCCG